TAACAAACCTTGTATGAGACTGGATATTCTCATGCTTGTAATTAAATTATCTACTACAAATGAAAACGACTCTGTTGGACGTATGTCTAACTCAATGGGGACTAATTCTAGTGCCCCAGTTCCGGTAGGTATTACTGGGATTGTTCAAAATAATACCCCCCAAAATGGTAGTTTCTCTGGAACTCCCGATGCAGTAAATAATATTATTGTTAAAGGAGAAGTTCAGGAAATGGGAACTACTACTTTTGTTGATAATGCAGAAACAGCACAGAAAGATGAAAGTACTGTTTCACATATAGACCCTAGTTGGTTTAAGATAAATGATACCCAAGAGACAGAACAAAGTTTAAAGGATTTCTTAGCAAAGCCTATTAGACTTTCTTTTGGTACTTTTAATACTTCAGATATTTCTACTACATTTAAATTTGATAGTCCTATGCCATTTACTGCTTGGACACATGCGATTTGGACTGATAAGCTAAAAGGTTATTTCGGTATTCGTATGGATATGAGATTTAGATTAGTAGTCAATGCTAATAAATTTCAACAAGGAAGGTACATTTTAGGATGGGTTCCTGTTGGTGGCATGAAAACTAATGCCACAGAAGATAAAGCTAGATTGATGTGGTGTGATGCTCATCAGGCTACGTTGGTACAACGCACTACTATTCCACATGTGGAATTAGATATTGCTACTACTACTTCTTGTGAATTGTTAGTTCCTTTTGCTTCAGTACAAAATTTCTATCCACTTAATGCATATTATGTTGCAGGTGGGTCATTATCTTCCAATTTAGGTTATTTATCCTTATATCCCTATTCACCATTAGTTGCTCCTACTGGATCGACAGTCGCTACCTACACTTTATATTGTTCTTTTGAGAATGTAACTTTGTTTGGAGCAGCTTCGCCTCAATCCCTCTCCCGTGAGAAGGAAATTAGTAACAAAAATAATGGACCTATTAGCGGTGTTGCTACAGCTTTTGCTAAAGGTTTTAAAGAAATATCAGCTATTCCTATGTTATCTTCGTATGCCAAGGGGGCATCATGGATATCAGATAGAATAGCTAGAACAGCTAGTATATTTGGTTTTTCTAAACCTACTCAAGGGGATTCTATTAGTAAATTTATGATTCTTAACAATCCCGGACACAGTAATGTTGATGGTGATAGTGATGCTAGAACATTATCTTATAATGCCAAACCTTCCACCATTGTTATGGATGGAATGAGTGGTACTAATTTAGATGAAATGGATTTTAGTTACATTACTAGAAAATATGCTTGGTATAATTCAGTTACTTGGTCTACCGGACAAAGCAGTGGTGCTTCCGTGTATTCCGTACCTGTTTGGCCCAGTTATTTCAGAGATGTTGGAGGAGCCAGACATTTTCTGCCAGTCGGATATGTTGCTAGTTTTTTTGCTCTATGGCGTGGATCGATGAAGTTTAGACTTAAATTTGTCAAAACTGAGTTCCATTCTGGACGATTAATGATTAGTTTCTTTCCTACAGATGATATTGATTCCAATATTGCTGACCCCGAGTATGTAAATAGACATATTATAGATATAAGAGAATATAATGAATTTACTTTTGAAGTACCATATATCTCTAGATACCCTTGGTTACCTATGACTGACAGAACTGGTTTATTAGATATTTCTGTGGTTGACCCTTTGGTAGCTCCCTCGAGCGTTTCATCTACTATAAGTATTTTGGTAGAAGTAGCTGGAGGTGATGATGTAGAATTCGCTATACCAAATACACTTAAATTTCAACCTTCCGAGTTTGTCCCACAATCTTTAGACCCAAATGCTATTACTATGAATGTAGGCAATACTCACACAATGGGAGATCCTGTTGCTGCGAGTGCTTACACTATCGGTGATAAAGTTACGAGTTTTAGATCATTACTCAAAAGATATCATTTTATTGTTCCAAATTCTAGAGGTGCTTTAAATACAACTACTAGATTAAATACCCTTCAAGTTGAGATCTGTCCAGACTTAATACCCATTGCCCCTATTGCTGGAGCAGCCGCATATAATGTACAGTCTGATGTTCTGGGAGCTGTTGCCTCGTGTTACACTTTCTGGGGCGGAGGAATTCGATTTAAAGATGTATTATCCACCGGCTTGTGTGCTGAACCTATTAACATTCTTAATAGTAATAATACACAAGTGTCATTGAGACCTGTTTATGGTGGGACCGAGGGCTCAATTTGGTTTCCTGTTACTCCTCCGAGTACAGAAACATATGTAAATGCGCATCAAATTATACAAAATACTTACCAAAACAACACTCTTTGTTTTGAGATACCACAGTATACTAGATGTATTAAACGTTGTATCCCTGATGCATGGTTTGGTTATACTACTGAACCTGATCATTCTGCTATCAGAGATCAACTCACACAGGCTCATGTTCGTATAGGTTTACCTGCCGGACTAGGAGCTGTGACACCCGTAGATGAATATGATCTTCATAACATCTATAGAGCTATGGCTGATGATGGTGAGCTATCATTATTCGTATCTATACCTCCAATGGTTGACATTCCTGGCTCTGCCAGACTGTCATTCTATTGACGGTTCTCAAAGAAAATAAAAAGACTGCAAATGTTTAAAGGTTTGTTTGCAGTAAACTTTCCCAATTTCCCTTATCATGAAGAAATTGGCTTTTGTGGGCGTAAGATTCGCCTTGTATATATTATTTATTCAAAATATCTCGATGTGTTTTTAGTAAACAATCGGTGTACAGGGCGCGGGCCCCGACACCTTTTGTCCTGGACTGAGACAATAAGCACAGTCACACATGCGGAGGGAGTTAGCATTCTACTACGGTAGATGCCTTACTCCTTGTTTATTTTGCAAAAAAAAAAA